TTCTCTTTAATCGTCTCAGTATGCCCAGTTTCCATGTAGGCACCTAGGATTTTCTCCGCGTTTTCTTTTGTCATTTCTTTCAAGGGTTCTCCTTTTTGGCCGCCCCTTACGAGGCGGCCTTTTGGTTCATTAAGCTGTAATCATTGCCAGTTTCCAGGGGAAAGTTTCAACGTCAGGCCGTTGTACATAAGCCTGAATTGAAAGTTCGCCAGGTTCAGATTTGCTAAACCTTAACTGTCCACCGACTGTTAATTTCGCTTTCGTAATATCTAGCTTAGTGCTAAATCCCTTGTTTGCCTTGCCCCGCACAACAAAAGATTTAGGATCGACATCGGTGACCGTATAAGGTGCAATAAAATAAGTTGCCCCGGTAGTTCCGCCTGTGACCAATGCCCATAAATCGGGATTCATATCCGTAACGGCAAACTCAAGCATTGCTTCACCTGGCTCTTGGGCCGTCAAATCTGGAAAGTCGTTATCTTCAACCCAATGATTCTCAATAGTCTGAGTGCCAGGATCGAAAACAAGTGAATCCTTCTTTATGTTCTCGATTGAATTTAGAGTAGTTCCTAGCAACCCCGTACCGCCAACTTCGCCGATTTGGAGTGTATCGAAACGGAATACTCTATATTCAGATCCATACGTTGCCATATTTAAACTCCTTTACTTTTCGATTATGTTATTGATTCGGTATGAAGAATAGGCCATGTTTGGCTGTTCGTTATCAACTAAAGTCATCTCTGATGTAATCTCAAGATCAAACGTTCCGCTGGTTTCAACGTAAGCCTCAATTACCGCCTTGGTCGCCTCAGACATGGCTTTTAAAGATACCGTGTCTAGTTGGCCTTTTTCAAACTTCTTGGCGTAATGGTTCACAATTATTACACATCGATTCCAATCCTCTTCCTCTACATTGTTAACCGGAAGAGTCCCGAGTACGATGTCCTTCAACTGTGAATCTTTTGGCTTTGCGTTTCTATAAACGTGTCCATCGATTGTTGAATGTACAGATGATACGTTTATTATTTTGTAGAACTTTTGTAAAATATCATAAGATGTTTTCATTTTAAATACCTAAAAAATGACTTTAAAGCCGCCGCTGTTGGAATGCTCGAAGTTATAACATCATACTTTTTCGATTCCACAGCAGCGGCATACTCCATACCTGCAAATCCTATCAAGACAAGCCCTGGCGTACCCTTAAATTCTTCTATTACTTTTGAAGCTGCAAGTTTGCCCTCGGCATTGCCTTTCAAATTTTTCTTTTCAACTTCACCATTTAACAATATAACGTAACCTATAGAGCTTCTTAAATTTTTAGTATGATTTTTATAGGTCCCATTCAACCTTGCATCATTTACAAATTCTTCACCAATATAAGCCAATTTGAATATTTGATCTTGTGTTCTGTCATTTGCAAATTTTTCAGCTTTGCGCATAACAGCATCAAGATTAAACATTGGACTTAATCCTGGCATTTTATATGCCTCGTTAATTGACTGTCAAATACTTCAATCAATTTATGGTCCGCGCCCAAAAATGTTATTGTCGCATTTTCGGGCACGTCGGTAGATGTTAACGGACCAATTAAATCAAATTTGTAAGTGACCGCTTCGCCGCCTGACGCTATTACTAATCTTTCATTTTCAGAGCGTTGAATTGAACACGACCATGAAAAATTCGTACTCGTACCAGGGATATAATCGCCTATACTATTGTATGTCGGCGCAATCGCCCAGCTAATTGTTGCAGTACGTGGAAATCTTTCTAACGCCATTACATTATCGCCCTTCCATCAATATTAGCTTTCTTGTTTAGATCTTCAGGTAATGCAATGCCATTCTTTTGATAAAGCGTTTTTCTCAGTTCTAACAATGCAGACTTGCTCCACTTAACCGCCGATTTCCCATCTTTAAACTCTGGATGGGTTGATATAGCCAAGCAAACATCTGCAAGGGCGATGTCAATACTTCCTTGATTCGCCGCTGTATAAGTATCTGATCCGGTTATACTATTATCTTCCAAAACCTTAGTAAATAGGTTGTCATTGGTATAACCAAACTCTATCATTGCTCTTAAAGCCTCTAGGTTCGTCATTTTTTAGGCTCCGTAAGTCGTGTGACTTTCAGTATCCATACTCCAAGACCGGTCAATGGTAGGCCAACTCGGAAAAGCGTTAATTTCGCCTTTTGTAAACTCGGCCACTGGATCTTCTTTTGAGAACTTAGTAATCAAAATCGGCCCAACCTTCGCTTGGGTTACTTGTTTAGGCGGATGTTTCTCTTCAGCCGTTGGACAATAAAACATATCACCAACTTGTAGATTTTCAAGAAAAGTAACATATCTGTCGGCCCCGGCAGAATCCAACCAAGGATCGGTCGACGTGATCGTGTGGTCCGCTGTCTCAATGTCGATGCGAGTATCCATCATAACAACTAAGGGCAAATCACCCCGAGACAGTGCTGTATTTACTTCCGTTACTCCAGGCGTAAACTGAATGGCCGTACCATTAAACATTTTATACGTCACAAAATCCTTGACCTCTGCTGATGCGGCGAACGCATTAAACTTAGATCTATTCATTAAAATATATCTAAGCTCTACCCCTACGTCCCGAGCCGCCTCAACGATAGTCTGGATATCCGTGATCGGCTTAGACGTTGCGATAGTAGCCGCGGTCCAATACCTATTAGCAGCCGCCATAACGGTTTCATTATCAGATTGTCGTTGAAAATCAATTGTCGCTTGGGTGATTATGCCGTCGCCATTGTTGGTTGCAGAAAGGTCGATCTTGCCAAGTGCAAGAGCCTGAATCGTTAACCAATCAAGTCGGCCATTTACGCCGTCAACACAAGCATCAACATCATCAAAAATTAATTTCAACAACGCGTCTTGGTCAGGAGTGGCAATTGCTTTTAATTGATCGTACATATTAAAATCTGCTTCGCTCATCTTTTTCTTCATTCGAGTAGGCGGAATGTCGCCTGTCAACTTGTCTATGACCTTTCTGGTTTTAAGAGGTGCGCTTGAATCAAAAGATACAATATCAGCCGCAACCCTATTACCCTGAGATCCAATCAAGGTTTCATATTTCAAGAAAGGCGTGTATTTTGCCGGGAAGAAACTGGGCCAATAAAGTTCAGGATAGACCCGCGCATTCACATACGCTTCCATCGACTTTTTGTTTATTTCGGTTAGTAAACTGTATTCATAAGCCATTTTTTACCTCCCCAATCAATCAAAGATAATACGAGCAGTAAGGCTCGTTTTGTTGTCGGTGTCGATGAAAAATGGAAGTGCCGATTCGTTCACCGTTCCTCTGACCACAGCGCCCGCCGTAATATTATACAAGGTGCTTAAGTCAACATCTTTAACCCGAACATTATCACGAAGCAATGATGTAGCCTCGTATAATGCGGCAGAGCTTCCAGTCGAGCTGCCATAAAGCAGGACTGCACTGGCTAAGTTCGTTGTAAGTTGATATGTAATCACAATGGCATCACTCACGGTTCCGGTCGTGATAATCGCAATAGACGCGCCAGAACAGGCCGCCTGTGAAACATAATCGCCTACTTTCAACTCATTCTTAGGATCAACATAAAAAATAGTATCATCCGACGCCACGGCATGAATAAGCTTTGCGGTTTTTACGATATTCCAAAGCCCGGCAGATGTAGCGTCTTCAGCTATCATCGTGCCTTTCCGCGCCTCTTCGGTTGTCGTTCTGAATTGCCCGGTCCTAAGTGTAATGCCTCCTGGCAGATCAGATAAGATCTGTTTAAATACTGGATCGTACTGAGTTCCAGTAGTTTTATTTACATATAGACTCATGATGTATTATCTCCTTTAGTTTTCAGCAAGTTGATTACCTGTAAAGGACCCTTGTTTTCTTGGGTTTGGTTCGCCTGGGCCGCTGCCGCTTTTGCCAATTCTACAGTTGCGGACTCAGCGCCCTTACTGTCTTTAATCCCATTGCCGTTTAAATTTTTCAAATTTTCAGATTTTTGAACTGCAAAGAAATCTTTTTTGACAGCCTCGATAGCGTCCTTAATGCCGTTTTCACTTTCGACTGTGATATATTTTGCCATTTCTTTTGGTAGTTTTTCGGCCTCTAGGGTTTTGAATATCATCTTATCAAGACTATCTTTTGTTCGGGCTGATTCGATCTTTTCAAGTCTCTCGGTAACGCTCTTGTGAGATTCCTGTATCGATTTTACCCATTCGGGAGGATCGTTTTTCTCGCCGTCAAGAGTCGGTTTCTTTTCGTCTTTCTTGCCTTCGTACTGTTTCAATAGATCCTCTTTTTCCTTTGCAAACTTTACTCTTTGTTGTTCGGCGGTTTTACTGATAAGGATGTCTCTTTCTTTTTGTAGACCTTCACTTATCTTTAATTCAATTTTAAGATCCACAACCGCTTCGTCGATCTCTTCTTCTTTCTCTACTTTTATTTTAGAGAATAAATTTTCATCAAGCCCGCGTTTCTTTAATGCAGCCTTAATCTGTTCTTCGAACATTACGTTTCTCCTTATTTAATTGCGCTTTTATAGCCCGGCCTTGCTGCTGTGCCTTTTGTTCGGCTCTTCGCTTTGATGGGACATCCCCGGCGGTATAAGTATAACAGACGCCACGTTTTCCCCATCTTAGCCCTGGTTTTCCTTCTTTTCTGCACATCATGACCGGCATATTGACTCCATATAAAAAGGCCGCGTGCGTAAACACCGGCCCTGTTTTTCAGATACCTTTTGTTAATTTAATTTCTACTAATTTTACTTTTTAATTACTTGAAAGTTTCCTCCCTGTACATTTCCAGCCTTTGTTCGTGGTCGCCATCGTTATGCTTAACCCCATGGACAAACTTTCCACCATTGAATATAAGACAAAAAACCTTACCAAAAAAGGATTCATTTTTATCATTGACAAGGGTCTTGCCGTCTAAAAATTGTCTATTCTTTTCAACCAGTTCGGATATTGTTATTTTCATTGTTTGCCTATCTTAGCCTCAAGCCTCTTTTGTCCTAAATCCATTTCTTTTGATTTCAAATTAACATAAGCATTTATCAGCGGGTTGACTATTACGCCCCAAACAAACCCCGCCACTAACACATACCAACACCAAGTCGGTATTACTATCGTAATTGAGCTATCCATTCAAAGCCTCACTTTCCTGTGTCCATTCTTTCCATGCGTTGATTAAATCGTCGCGTACTTTTGCAAGATTACAGAAATCAAAACTTGTATAAGGCCCTTCCCCATCGCTGCCTACATGGTCATGACTACCGGTAATCCTACTGATAGCAAGCGGCTCTTTAGATAATTTGCACTTAACCTTAAAGGTCATCTTCCCTACTTGCCCAACATGAACAATAGCGTCCAAGTCTATAAAATCGCCCGTTTCTTTTATTTCGTATATTCTATCCATCAATCACCCCATACGCCTTCTCAAGCCACCCAGACCTTACAAAGAGATATTCATTGTACTGACATACAACATCAAGTCCATAAATTTTTATGTTAGCCAGTTCAAATCCTATCCCGCTGAATAAGGTTATCATTTTAGAAACGGAATAAGCCTCATCCACAATTTGCAATTCATTAGCACGGTTCTCCTGCATCCAACTTTGAAACCGGGCATCGGGAACGTTGATATGTACTTTCTCTTTTGCCCATTCGCCGATTTTATTTAGGAAGTAAATGATCTTACCGGGCTGGATATGTTCGAAACAATCCTCGATAAATATAATATCATACTCTTGCGCCTTCAGGTTAGACTTCAAAATATCCTGATTAAGATACTTGGCGTTCTTATGAGACGACTTTGTTTTTGCTATTTCGATGTTCTTGGGTGAGATGTCAAGTCCAACAACTTCGCCACCGGCCTCGGCGATCATCTTTGTCGTAATCCCAACACCACAACCAACATCAAGACACTTAACTCCAGGGTTGACGTACTTCTTGACCACTTCTTTAAAAGCAAGGTGCCGTTTATTCGGACTATCAAAGTCCTTTTTCAGCCTCTTTGAGAAGCCATCATAAAACTTGATTATCTCACTTTGTGTTGGCATTGACAACCTCCTTAATGGCTTTATCTATTGCAGCTACTTGTTTTTGTATTGTGAACTTTTCAGCATATAAACGGGCCTTTTTTGATTGCCCTTGGCTTAAATAATTATAATTAACTAGCTCATCTATGGAATTCCAAAGCATAAAATCATTCCCATATATCTCTCTCGACCCTGGAAAATTGTGCACAGCCGGACACAACCCACACGCCATGCCCTCTAAAACCCCAACTGGATGACCTTCCCAAGGACTCGTACAAAGGATAGCATCTTTGTCTTGGAGCCATCCAGGAATGTCTTCCATAAACCCGTCAAATTTTAAAAAATCTTTCAATTTCATTTCTTTAATCATGTGGTTTAAGTAAGTCCCAAATCGTTTATCCTGAAAGCTCCCTGCTACATGTGTCGCAATGCTTCTTTTTGCAAATTCACTCGCACATTGTAAAAGCAACATCGGTCCTTTCTTATGAGAGATGTTCCCGATAAAAGCAACCTTTTTCAGTTCGGTCTTTTCTTTGAAAGGATATTTTTCTATATCGATTCCATTGGGGATCAAGACCGAATTAATTTCTTGTGTAACCTGGGCCTCGACCAAACTCTTAACATGATCCGCTACAAAGATAGTTTTATGAACTTTCGGCCATGCGACCACCTTACTAAATTCGGCCAATGCTTCGTAAGAATGACACCTCATTAAAACATGCCTATAAGCGATGTTGGGATATTCGGTCGCTATCTGCGCAACCTGGTTCATCCATTCGATCCATACGATTTCGCCCCATTCTATCGCCTCATGAACTTCCTGGGCTGTCTGAACTACAAAGATCTTAACCTCGTAATCTTTTAAATATTTGGCCCAATCTAAAAAATTGTCAAGTCCTTTACCACATATGATTGATAGTCTCATTTCTTCTCCTTTTCGATTATCTCGATCTTTTTACCACAAAAAGGGCAATATGTAATTCTCCTGTATATAGTTAGATCATCTTCAACCAACACAAGTTCAACACTAGATTTAGATACATAAAGATTTATATCCTCTAATTCCAGTATTTTAGCACAACAGTATTTTAAGTGTGGCCAAACTTGAATGGTTAAAATCTTAATAGGTTCAAAAACCATATAACCAATCTTATCTCTTGTGTAAAGACCGGATGTTGCAAGCGATACTTTGATCTCTTCTGGTTTTAAATCTTTAACGTCCATCACCCCCCCATTATCTCGACCGATTGCTTTTCGGTTTTATGGCTCGCCCCACAAAATGGGCAGACATCTAATAAAAGCCGTTCCCTTTGGAACAAGAGCGACCATCCCGAACAACAATCAGTAGACTCCACATAAAAAGCCGATGACATAGGCGGCATTTCTAAGTCCGGTGGTTTCTTTAAGTGTTCACTGCTCATCAGCCACTCCTCGCTTTGCGTTCTTTAACCATCGAATCAAGCCGTCTAATACTATCGGATTCCGTATCCTTGGAATACTCATAGTCCCGTCGTCTTCCTGACTCTCGACTACAATTTTAATCTCATATTGATCGGAAACACTAAATTCAACTATAGAACATCGACAGTCTTTAATCTGCAAGCAAGTTGGAGTATTTTTTACTATTTCAGTTTCAAGCATCAGTTCAACCAATCTCCAAAATATTCAGGATTGTCGGCCATAAACGTCGGCAGGTTCTTCCATCCGGTTATTTGTTCCCGGCGTCTTTCAAGCCATCGTCTGCCGTTCTGGGGTATTGACCTCACCTTATGTCTCTGATCAATCTTTCCAGTATTCAAAAACTTTCTAAACTCTTTCTTCGGTAACAACTTTGAAGTCGTGAAACAAATACAAAGCGGATGCCAGCCCGTGAAATAAAAACCCGCTGGATACGGTCCCGCTAATGGATCACATATGTCATATCTAGGATGGGCTTGACTCAATCTTACTATGATACCAACCACAAAAGGAAGCTGCTGGCGTCGAATAAAATCGGCTGTTCTATAGGCTTGGTTATTTACGTCAATTGTCATGCGTAAAGCGTTTTTATAAGAACTCCGATATACTCCACGTCCCGGATGATATGCCCGCGCGTTCTGGCTTAAAACCAGGCGCCCCTGGTTATCACGAACACGCCTAAATAACTTATTCGGGTTTCGCAATGCTTCCCTGACATCCCGGCTTAATCTCGCTGCACTCTTACCCTGAGCCAAGCCCGATCCCAAATATGTCTCAACGTTTCCTTTTACGTTAGTATTACCCCATTTCCATACTCTATCGGATAAAGTCAACCCGTTGACATCCTTCCGTGCAAGCCATGCATCCAAAGCTTGTAGATTGACTTTATTCATCGAAACATTCAACGCACTAGGAACTTCCATTCCTTTCGTGTAGCTCTTCACTAATGCATTGTTATTAACGTTACTCAAGTCCCAATTCTCCCTTGATCCACCTTTTAATTCTCTGTAAGTGGCCCGGTTAAGCGCGTTAACGATGGCATCGATTCTGCGCTCAAGTTCACGGTTGTGCGTAAACCAATTTTCTGTATAGGCTCTTGGCCCAAGTTCTCTGAGTCTCGCGGCCTTAATCCTATTGGCGATCTCTTGCGACGCTTTGTCGAGGGCTTTTTGGATTTCTTTGTATCTTTTACGGGTGATTTCTTTTGTTGTGGACACATTTATTTACCCTTCTTTTTAGTCTTCATCAATATTCAAACTCCCCGCCAAGCTCTCTTCGTCGGCTTGGACTTTTTCATATTCCTCTTCTGCGTTGTCGGTTAACGGACTCTTTGCAACGGCGCTTTCTTGTGAAAGGAATTGCTTCCCATTCGTGGCCACGGCCAACGTCTCAATCATCTCCATGACATCCGATGGCACAATGCTTTGAAAGTCGTCTTTTGTCTTAAGTTCTTCCATACCGGTCGCTGATTTAGGTTCAACATATGCCAACATGGTTTTAAGCACGCTATCCCTTCGACTAAAACCCGTACCGAATACAATCTCCGCCTCAGAGGCCGCGATTTCAGCATCCATAAACATCAACCTAATTGAAATGCCTGACAGTGCCGTCCCTATATCTTTCAAGTTGTTAAACGCTAAGTTGGGCGTTGACGTTACCGAATATATAAACGCAAGTAGATTATCAATTTCTAGCTTAATACTCTCAGGGTTCTTGTCTCTTTCAAGGTAGCTTATATCGCCGTATTGAAGCTTTCCGTCGCTGGTTTCCTCTGATTCCATTTGAAAGGTTTTAGCAATCGATTCTTTATCAGGCGGATTAATCAAATTCCCTTTTATAATTATGGCAGGATGTCCATAATAATCATTAGCATCAGCGTGACCGCTTATGATGTTCTCCAATCTCTCAATCAAAGACTGCACTGGACTCCAAACAGCTTCTTGGATAGAGTAATAAACCGCCGTGATTTTGCCGTAGGGGTTATCTTCAAACTCAGCCGCCCATACTGCATCACTTGTTTTATTAGAGGCTTTTACCGTCTTATCTGCCGTGTAAATATCGATATAATTTGTTTTCTTGCTGTCGGAATATTTAACCGTCAACGCATCCAGGTCACCGTATTCATCATAATGTGGATATATGTCATATCCTAAACCCTTTGACAAAAGCTTCTTTCTGATCTTATAGGAATTACCATCTAACTTTTGAGCAAACCATAGTTCCATCGCCGCCGTCTCAGAAAACACAGTTGTAACAACCGACTTGTTAAAATAGTCAATTCTGTTTTGGGCCTTAACCTGGTTCAATAGTTCATATGCGTTTTTACTGGCATCAGTAGGATCGGGCGTTACGTCTAAAGACTTTGGAGGGTTGCCGACTAAGAAGGCCGTTGCTTTCTGTGTGATTAGCCTTTGGAGTTCTAAAACAAGTTTGGCTAATTTGATTATTGCAGCCGTGCCTTTTTCTTCGACTCCGGCATCGTTGGTAATATCACGTTTTACCTTCTTATCAGGCTTATCTAAGATCTTATGGTCACCCCGATACTCTTTTATGTACTCCTCAACCGGGATAGGCTTGTTATCATAATCAAGTCGGTCCTGGCACAATTCAGCTTTAACTTTATCAAAGTCATCTTGTACTAAAATTTCTTCTATTGTCATAACCCACCCAATGCTGTAATGGAAACGCCTCTGTTTGATTTCTGCTTTATAATGTCTCTTAAAAAGCGTATGAAATTACTATATACTGCCGCGTCTCCTTCATCGGTGCTACGGCCAAGTTCTTTTTTTATTATCTTTTTTGAGTGTACTTTTATCATCTTATCTCTTTCGATCTCATATTTCAGTGCTGTTAAATCCTCAAATAAACTATCACATTTATCTTCTGGCAGGTCTATCGTGATCCTTCCGTTGCGTACGTCCTCTCTAAATATCCACCACATGAAAGACCTAAGATTGTTGAATTCGTATTTTTTAAACTCTTCATAAGTTGGTATCTTTGTTTGTCCTGAAATAATGTCATATACGTCAAAATTCGCCTTGTGTAAGTAATCCACGACACCCGCACCAACGCCAACACCATCAACGCCGACTCTCTTCGGGTCCATTCTTTCGCCCAATATCCGCATTTTAGTAAGATCGACAACTTCATCGATAGATGTCCACGGATACGATTCAAGATTGTATATCCTATTCCCTTGCATCGAGCAGAGAGAGCTTTTGTCATCTCCGAACCTTGCAACATCAACACCCAAAGACTTTTTACCATTAACGACCTTAGTTGACTTGCACGCCTCCAACCATTCGTATTTGATAAGCTGATCGGGTTCGTCCTCGTATTCCCAATTGCCAAACAAAAGCCGTTGGCGTTTTGATTCGTTCTCAATGCTTTCAAGGGCTTCTTTTGATCCTGATTCTCTGTAAGGATTGTCATCAACCAAGCTTTGAATAAACGCCCTATGATCGGGGAGTGTCCCATTCCTCCAAGGCTTATAGAATCGTGGATACATCCAGTTTTTCTTTGGGTTCGCAGTAACAAGCAATTTTCTAAGTATATTATATTTATCATTAAGGTGTCGTCCTATCCTGCCCTTTAAAGTATCATATGCATCAAAATGAACCTCTCCGCCTTCCTCTAACCAACCGCTCGTATACTCGCTCGACCCATACCGTTCATAGAGTGGATCTCTTGGCAGGTATTTAAGATCAAGTAAGTCGATTCTGCTGCCGTTCCTGTGTTCAAGAAAATGATCGATCCCTCCCCGTAGCCTAAATTCCTTGACTCCATAAGCCTTGCAAACCTTCCAGAAAGTAATGAGGGTAGTATCCCTAAGTCGCTTAAGCTCTTCCCTTCCGATAAACCACTTTGTCTCAGGATATTTGAAACACATTTCAACAAGCCAATAACAACCCAGCCAAGTCTTGCCACCGTTCGCTCCGCCGCCGAAAACAAGCTCTGTTGTTTTATAGTCTTTAAGAAGGTAATAGGCGTCTCCTTGCTTGTGACTAAGTCTAACATCAGGTTCCACGTTCATCCGTTATGGTTACTTTAAAACCTGTGATCGGCTCGTCATCCGTTGTTATATCCTTACGATCAACCAGGCCCAAATCTCTTGAAATTATAACCGGGTTTAACATTCCGCAAGCCGCTCCTTCAAACTTTTGAGCATAGATAATCTGGTCAATTCTTTTTGTGACTCTTACAAAATCTTTTTTAAGTTCCTTGTTTTCATTGTTCCTATAAGCATTATATGTTTCTAATGTAATATCGGCAAAAGCACAAAATCCAGTCAAGGTCATGGCTCTCATATGTTTCTGTTCATCGTTTTTACCTGTTCCAAAAACCTTATGTTCCTTTATGGGGTGTTTCTTTACCCATTCAAAATAGTCAACTGCCTCCAACCAAAGAGCTTCAGGAGAATATTTGTAGTCCCGCCCATGCTTGTCTCGAAACTTCCAATACTCATTTCCTTTAGGTGCACCCATTATTTTATCCTACATAGTTTGGTTTAGGCATTTAATCGCCTTCCTTTAATTCCATTTGCCTTCCAAGTGTTGCCTTTTTTGGTCTTCAGGCAACTCTAATAATTCATTATTAACCATCGACAACTTACTCGGCAAAGTCATAAAAAAGCCATCGTCAATTAATCTTTTTATGCACCATACCATACCTTGAATAACGACCCCTAAAATAATAAACACATATAAAGCGACTCCCCAAAAACCCCCATTAGCGTAACAGTCTGCGAACATTAATATCAAAGCCTGTAAATTTACATAAAACATCATCTATTATTCTCCCCTGTATGGACAAAATTCAGGAGCCAAATGGAAGGTAAGGATACTATTTCACATTGTCAAGTCTTTTTTTGTTTACGCTGCTCTTTCTTTGATCGTCCTATGCAC